GGTCCTTGGTGTAAAACAGGAGATTGGGTGATCTTTGCAAGATATGCAGGATCACGTTTACCAATAGAAGGCGGCGAAGTTCGTCTTCTCAACGACGACGAGGTTTTGGGTACTATTAAAGATCCAGAATCTGTGTTGCATTATATATAAACATAGGAGGAAACTATGCAAGAAGAAGCAAAAAAAGATGTTCCTATGGTTGACATTGATACTTCAGGCCCAGAGCAAGAAGTTGAATTAAATGATGATCAACAAGAGAACATTGAAGATAAGTCGGACGCTACGGATAAATCATTTGAAAACGAGCGTGAGACTAAGTTAGAAGAAGCTAGCTCCCAGCCACAAGAGGCGAGTAACGAGGAGCAAGAAGCACAGAAAGATGCGAAAGATACAGAATTAGAAAACTACAGTAAAGACGTTCAAAGAAGAATAGCAAAGTTAACAGGTAAATGGAGAGAAGCTCAAAGACAAAGAGATGAAGCCATTGAATTTGCTAGAGTACAAAAAGAGCAAAGAGAATCTTTGTTAAAAAAATACTCTTCAGTTGAACAAGCTGGAGTTAAGGATAGAGAAGAAAGAATTAAATCTTCTTTATTAGCGGCTCAAACTAAACTTGCAACAGCAAGAGCAAATGATGATGTTGCAGCAGAAGTTGAAGCACAAAAAGAAATCGCAAGACTAGGTTATGAAGAAGCTAGACTTGCGGAAGCTAAAGTATTAGCTGAGTCAACACCAAAAGTTGAAACAAAAGATGAAATACCGTCTTATAATCAACAACCACAAAGACAACAAGCGGCTGCAGATCCAAAAGCAGAAGCTTGGGGTGCTAAAAATAAGTGGTTTGGCACTGATTCTGCTATGACTTACACGGCTTTTGACATTCATAATAAACTCGAAGCTGAAGGATATGACCCTAGTTCAGACGAATATTATGCTGAAATTGATAAAAGAATAAGACTTGAATTTCCGCATAAATTTGGTAATACTAATACCAATAATACGGCTGAATCGACTAAGCCAGTGCAAACAGTAGCGTCGGCGACGCGAAGCACAAAAGCAGGTCGCAAAACTGTCAGGCTCACCCCTTCTGAAGTTGCTATCGCCAAAAAATTAGGAGTGTCATTAGAAGATTATGCAAAACAAAAAAAATACATGAAGGAGGTTTAAGCATATGAACGAAGAAAATAAAATGAAGACCCCTCGTGCGAGCCAGTCAAGATCTAACGAAGTTAGACCTCAGACTTGGACACCCCCGTCATCTTTAGATGCACCACCTGCGCCAGATGGTTTTAGGCACAGATGGATAAGAACTGAAACTTTGGGCATGGACGATACAAAGAACATGTCAGGTAAGTTAAGATCTGGATGGGAACTCGTAAGAGCGGACCAATACCCAGAACATCCTTATCCACAAGTTGCGGAAGGCAAATACGCAGGAGTGATTGGAGTAGGCGGCCTAGTGCTGGCTAGGATACCAGAAGAGATCGCAAAGTCTCGAGATGCTTATTTTAAAAGGCAGACTCAAGAGAGAGACGAAGCAGTTAACAACGATCTTATGAAGGAACAGCACCCAAGTATGCCGATCAATAATGAGAGGCAGAGTCGCGTAACTTTTGGTGGTACTAAAAAATAATTTTTTAGCGATCCCAACTACCGTGATACTAAATATAAACTAAAACTAAGGAGTAAATAATATGGCTAACCAAGACGCAGCTTTCGGTTTGAGAGCTATTGGAAAAGTTGGTCAGAATAGAGACAACCAAGGTTTAAGTGAATATAGTATTGCAAGTGGTACAACTGCTGCGATTTACCAAAATGACCCTGTACAAGCATTAGCTACAGGTTATATTGGCGTGCAGAACACAACTACTGGACTAATACTAGGTTCTTTAAACGGAGTCTTCTATACTGATCCTACAACAAGCAAGCCTACATTTGGAAATTACTGGCCTGGCGACATTAACGCATCTGATGCGGTTGCTTTCGTTAGTGACGATCCATATGAAAGGTTTGAAATTCAAGCTAGCACAACTTTACCTATTGCCAGCATTAACGCATTAGCAGACCTTGCTACATACGTTTCTTCTGACTCTAGAATCAGTAAAGTATCTAGTGTTGAGTTGAACACATCAGCAGTTTCAACAACTACTGATCAATTTAAAATCTTAGGAGTGACTAAGGATATTGCAAACAATGAATTAGCAAATGCTACAACTTATGCAGCAAATGTTAACGTAGTTGGTGTAATTAACAGACACTTCCTAAAAGAAACTTCAGGAGTATAAGAATATGGCTATATCAAGAGGACAGCTAGTTAAAGAACTAGAACCAGGATTGAATGCTTTATTCGGCCTGGAATATAAAAGGTATGAAAATCAGCATGCTGAAATTTTTGACACAGAAACTTCAGACAGAGCTTTCGAAGAGGAAGTAATGTTATCAGGTTTCGCAAATGCTCAAACTAAACCGGAAGGTTCAGGAGTGACATTTGATAATGCTCAAGAAACTTTCACTGCTAGATATACGCACGAGACTATTGCTCTAGCGTTTTCAATCACTGAAGAAGCGATTGAAGATAACTTGTATGACAGACTTGCGTCTAGATATACAAAAGCTTTAGCAAGATCTATGGCGAATACTAAACAAGTAAAAGCAGCAAATGTATTAAACAATGCATTTGATTCTAGCTTTGCTGGTGGTGACGGAGTTGAATTATGTTCAACTGCACACCCTATCATCGCTGGAACTTTCAGAAACGAGCTTGCAACTGCAGCTGACTTAAACGAAACTTCGTTAGAGCAGTCTTTAATTGACATTGCAGCGTTCGTAGATGAAAGAGGTCTTAAAATAGCTGCGAGAGGAATGAAATTAATTATTCCAAGTGAATTACAATTCACAGCGGAAAGATTAATGAAATCTTCTCAAAGAGTTGGTACAGCAGACAATGATATCAACGCGATCAACAGCATGGGAATGATTCCACAAGGTTATGTGGTTAACAACTTCCTAACTGATACTGACGCGTTCTTTATCAAGACTGATGTTCCTAACGGATTAAAAATGTTCGTTAGATCACCAATCAAAACAGCTATGGAAGGTGACTTCGATACTGGTAACGTTAGATACAAAGCTAGAGAGAGATATTCATTCGGATTCTCTGACCCTAGAGGTATCTTCGGTTCCCCAGGAACTGCGTAATACTTGTAATTAAAGTATTATTTATTTGAAAGGCCCCTTGATTGGGGCCTTTCTTTTTGGTAGAAAGGAAAAATGCACAGAAAGAAATTTAAGATTAGAATAAGAGCTTATGGATTTAAAACTGATTTTGAGATAGAAGCAGATGATTCTATTGAATCAGTTGAATCTGCAGTCCTTGACAAAATAGGAGAAAATGCTATTGTATGGGAAGCAGATAGCTTTTACGATAATCGTAAATGTTATTTAACCTATGAGGAGGTTAACAATGGCTCAGGACAACATGGTGTTGTTCGCTAGAAAAATACAACTCGAATCACAATGGAACGAGATGTATTTAAAAAATGGCGGATTAGTAACACCAGAAATGTCAGTGCTAGGTGATGATATTAAAAAAGTCATCAGACAAATCCTAGCAAAACAAGAGAGTCCTAAGAATCCGTATGATGGTGAAATCCATCTTTACGCTGGTTAATTAGGATAGTATCTCTTAGTTTTTTTAAAAAGCAGTAAAATGCTATAGGGATTTCTTGCACTTCTTAATAATTTCATATATAAATTAAGCACTATACATAAAATTCCGCATAGACGCGTATAGTCGACGGCCTAGAGACTATGTGGAAATAACTAGGAGGATATAATCATGGCTCAAACAACGTTTACAGGACCAGTAAAATCTATTAATGGTTTCATCGGTGCGGGTGTAGGTATGCCAGTTGCTTTTACAAGTGGCTCAATTACTGTAGCATCTCACGCTGGAAAATTAATTAAAATTGGTTCTGACACAGATGGTAAAATTACTTTACCAACAATCAATGACAACGCAGCAGGAGCAACTGATGATACTGGATTAAATTCTGGTTCAAACATTGGTGCTACTTTTACATTTTTTGTAGAAACTGCATGTACTGATTTAGATATTAAAACTGATGGAACAGATAAATTCATTGGTAATGTTCAATCAATTAGTACAAATGCTACTACTGGAATTACAAGTTCATTTGTTCCAGGAGCAACAAATGATGTAATTACTTTAGATGGTGACACTAAAGGCGGAAAAGTTGGAAGTTACATTACAGTTACAGCTTTAGATGATAATAAATATCATGTTCAAGGTGTATTATTAGGTACTTCAACTTCAGATGCATTAGTAACACCGTTTGCTGACGCATAATAATTAATGGAGCCCTTCGGGGCTCCTAAAATTTAGGAGAAAAAATGGGTATGAAATCAGATGTTAAAGCTACACGAAAAGATGCTGATGGTTTAGTATTTGCAGGAAGAACAAGATTAAGAGGTATTATTCTTGGCGCACCTAATACGACAACTGCAGCGGCAGCTACATTATTAAATGGAACAACAGGATCCAATTATTTTCAAGTTGATGCACCTGCAGGTGATGTATTCGCATACAATCTTGCAGAAGATGGTATCTTATTTGAAAATGGACTTTTTGTAACTGATTTAGTTGGTACGGTAACAGTCGTATACGACAAGTAGGAGGCTAAATGGCTAACACTACTTCTGGCACAGCAGTTTTTGATAAGAATTTTTCTATTGATGAAATTATAGAAGAAGCTTACGAAAGAATTGGAATGCAACCTAATGCAGGTTTTAATTTAAAATCTGCAAGACGTTCTTTGAATATAATGTTTCAAGAATGGGCTAATAGAGGTTTACATTATTGGGAAGTTGCAAATAATTCAATCACATTAGTTGATGGTCAATCAACTTATACAATGTTTAGATCAACAAGTGATGGTACTTCTGATGTTACATCTGTTTATGGTGTAGATGATATTTTAGAAGCATCTTATAGAAATTCTTCATCTGTAGATTTTCCTTTGACAAAAATTAATAGATCTGAATATCAAGGACTATCTAATAAAACTGATGAAGGAACTCCAACACAATATTTTGTACAAAGATTTATAGATAGAGTTACCATAACTTTATATTTAACTCCAGGATCAACAGAAGCTGGAAACTTTATTAATTACTATTATGTAAAAAGAATTCAAGATGTTGGTGTTTACACTAACGCAACAGATGTTCCATATAGATTTGTACCTTGTATGGTTTCTGGTTTATCATATTATTTATCACAAAAATTTGCACCACAAAGAACACAAGAATTAAAGTTATTGTATGAAGATGAACTTCAAAGAGCGCTACAAGAAGACGGCTCTTCTAGCAGCTCGTATATAAGTCCGAAGGTATATTATCCAAGTGTCTAATACTGCTTCAGGAAAATTTGCAAAATTTATTTCAGACCGTTCAGGTATGGAATTTCCATATAAAGAAATGGTCAAAGAATGGAATGGATCCAGAGTACATATTTCTGAATTTGAAGCAAAGCATCCACAGTTAGAGCCAAAACCACATACAGCAGATCCACAAGGTTTAAGAAATGCAAGACCTGCAAGAACAGAGCCTGCTGTTTTAATTTTATTAAATCCAAATCCTTTTCAAACTATTATTTATTCTGGAACCACTTATGTAAATGTTTATTCTCCTAATCATGGACGATCAACAGGAGATACAGTTAGATTTAGAGGACCTTCTAATGCAACTGGATATAATGATGTTCCAAGTTTTAATGGTATAACAGATATTTCAAATGCATCAGGATTTTCTATCACTGTTGGTAAAATTGATGCATCAGGAAATGTTGACGATACATCAAATTACTATTATTTTATAAGCACAGACACTGCTACAAACAGTGGTATAAATGGAGGAGGAGAAGGCTGTACCGCAGGTCCAGTTACTTTATCATCATAATGACATACGCAGAATTAGTTCAAAAGATTAGAGATTACACAGAAGTCGATGCCAACGTATTAACATCAACTATTATTGATGGTTTTATTGAAGATGCGGAATGGAGAATATTCAGAGACGTAGATTCTGATAATAATAGACGATATGCAACAGCAAATCTAATTGCATCACAAAGATTTATTGACATACCTGCAGATTTATTAATTGTAAGATCTGCTCAAATCGTAGATTCAGATGGTAGTTCACAACCCGATAATAGAGAGTTTTTAGAATATAGAGATACGAGTTTTATGTCTGAATATAATCCAATGGGAACAACTGGAGTACCTAAATATTATGGTATGTGGGACAAAGACACTATTGTTTTAGCTCCTAGTCCTGATGCTACTTATGAAATTCAATTAAATTATATCTTGAAAGACACAGGTTTATCTAGTAGTAATACAACTACATACTTAAGTAAGTATTTTCCCAACGGACTTTTGTATGCATGTTTAGTAGAAGCATTTTCTTTTCTAAAGGGGCCAAATGATCTCTTGCAATTAT